AATTTCCATTATTGTATTTTGTTTTAACTAATGAAAGTGTTAGACCTTCAATACATTTTACTGATACACTTAAATCTTTTTCGTATTTAGGAATATTTAATTGCTTTAATATTGGTCTTTTCATTTCGTTATTCTTGTATATTGTTTAATTAATTTATCTTGTTTCTTTTTTGCCATCTTCAATGCAAGAGGACCAACATGTTCAGTAAATAGAGAACCATTCATATGATCTAATTCATGTTGAAAGCATTGGGCAGTAATACCATCAAAATCTATTAATTTTTGTTCTCCCGATTCTGTATAGTATACTACTTTTATTGATGTATGTCTAGCGATATTTAATGTTAAACCAGGAAAACTTAAGCAACCTTCTTTTAATTTGGCAACTTTTTTACCTGTCTCTACAATTCTAGGATTAATACATGCCATTTGAAAGTGTTCATTACCAATAATAAAAACTCTTTCTCTTATCCCACATTGATTGGCAGAAATACCAATGCCACCATATAATTTCATTGTCATTTTTAATCGTTTAATTAAATGTGACATATGATAATTTGGCAATGAAGTTTCATCATATTCAGGTATTGGTTCATGTAATGCTGGATGCGATGGGTCTACTAATTTGTATGGAAGAATATCTTCTTCTTTTGGTGTTGCTGGTATTCCAAATCCTGTATCAATCGTTAAAATATCACTCATGTTGTTATCCTTGAAAAATTCTTTACCTTCTCAAATTTAATTACTGACCTAAACTTATCTTGTAATATATCACCTTTATGGCTAATTACAAATAAATTTACATCTTCTAACATATGCAAGATGTTCATTAAATACTCTGTACCATTTGCATCTAAACTAGAATCAAATATTTCATCTAATATTAACAGATTAGTATTTGCAGAATTTTTTAACTTTGCAATTGTTCTCCATGTCAACATCAATGCCATATCAATTCTTTGCTTTTCACCTTCACTAAATGATTCATAACTAAATGCATCACGGTGTCTTGATTTAATTGTTTCTTTGAATGATTCATCTAAATTAAAATTAACAAAGAAATCAAATGTTGCTAAATGTTTGTTTACAACTTTATTAATAATGGGTAAATATTGTTTGATAATCTTAGTCTTAATACCAGTATCTTTGAGTAAACCTGAAGCGGCTTCATAATATGTTTTTTCATCAATCAGTTCTTTCTTCTTTTGTAATATCACTTCTAATTCAATATTTAATTCTTTTAATTTAGTATTTTCTACTTCTAAATTATCTTGTTTAGATTTCAATGATTCAATTTGAGATTTCAACTTTGAAATATATTTGTTTGTTTCTGTAATAGAAGTTGTGTTAGTAGCATTACTAATTTGTAATTTCTGTATTTCTTTTTGTTTTAATGTAATCTCATTCAGTCGTTCTTGTTCTGCCAATAATTTTTCTTCTAATATTTTTAATCCCGATTCAATTTCGGCAACTCTATCATTATTCTCTTTGATTTGTTGTTCTTTAAACCCCAAGGCAATTTCTTGCTTACAGGTTGGACAATTATCATTATGTTCAAAGAAACCAATATCAGATTTATATTTGGATAAGTTGTTTTCAATCTGAGATTCAATTTTTGAAAATTTCTTGAGTCTAGTCTCAACTTCAATTTTGTTTTCCACGTAGGTTTGTAATAAGTTGATTGAGTTGGATGTTTGTTCAATTTTGCTTTGTAACTCATGTATGTCAGTGTTATACAATTTGATCTGATTATCATATTCTTCTATTTTCTCTTCGTTAGTTTTTTGTATACTTTTAATATGTGTATTCTGAATTTCAATCTTAGTTTCTACAATATGTAATTTAGAATTGTTATCTGTAACCTGATCTTTATTACCAGATATCTTATCTTTCAATACGGTATTCATTGTAGAAAATATTTGTATATCTAATAAATCTTCAATGATTGACCTACGATCATTTGCAGATAATTGCATGAATGGTACAAATGATGCAGAACCCAATATAACAATCTGTGTAAATGATTTGTAGTTTAATTTCAGAATAAACTTTTCTAAGTATTCTTGATAATCTCTACTTGCAGCATCTTGATTCAGTAAATCTCCATCTTGATATATTTCAAAAATATTAGGTTTGATACCACGAACAACTTTATAATTTTTATTACCAATACTAAATTCACATTCAATGATACAATCTTTTTGATTAATAGAATTGATTAGTTGTGGTTTATTAATACTTCTAAATGCTTTACCAAACAAAGAAAAACACAATGCATCAAGCATCGTAGATTTACCTGCGCCATTAGAACCAACAATTAAAGTATTAGATGATTTTAAAAAATCAATCTCTGTAAAATAATTGCCAGTGCTAACGAAGTTTTTATATCTAATTTTTTTGAATACAATCATCAATCTACTCTCTCAACATTTACCGCTTCTACGTATAGTTCTTTCATTAGACTTTTAAGTATATCAGGTTTTACATTCAATGTCAAGCCGTCAATATATTTATTTAAGATAGTCATAGTATCTTCTGCTTGATTTACCAATTCTTCATCATCGGCAACTGAAGTATCTGTAAAATCTTCAACTATACCAATATCTGCAACACCTACTTTATATAAATTATCCATTACCACATCAAACAGATATGGGTTCTGTTTATTGATTACTACAATCTTTATATAGGCATCTTTCAATTCTTCATAATTAAAATTCTTCCAATAGGCAAACTCTTGTGTTGTATCATCATATTGTAATTTATGAAACATTCTATATGGATTAGGTATAAATTCTAATTCTCTTGTCTCAGTATCAAATACATGAAACCCTCTTTGGTCATCATAGTCTGCCCATGTAATTTCATATTGATTACCAAGATAAGTTATATTGCCATTAGTTGATTTGTGATGAAAGTGACCAGACAATACAATATCAAATCTATTAAACAATGCCATATCTAAACCAGTTTGACATACATTACCACGATCCATTTCAAAACCAGATATCTCAAAATGACCAAATACAATTTCACTCTTAGTGCTATTTAAAAAATCTATACTGCTTTGATAATTACTAGAATTAATCCATGGCATCAATGCAACATTAACACCATCATATACTTTTTCAACAGGATCAATGTATACGTTTACGTTATCGTAATGCTCAAACAATTCATTCATGGCATTAATTTCATTTGTATTCTTGTATGTGACATCATGGTTACCCACAATAACATCCATTTGAATATTATTCTTTAATAATCTATCAAAGAATCTTCTACGCCAAGAATTTAATGTAACATAATTAATAAATTTTCTACGATCAACAACATCACCTAAATGGCAAATATGTGTAATATTATTTTCTTCTAAGTATGGAAAGAATACATTTTCCCAAAACTTAAAAAAGAATTCATTGAATATTGCACTGTCACCTCTTGCACCCGCATGAGTGTCATTTATTAAGGCTATTTTCATCAAATTCTCCTCTTACCATAAACTCTCTTGTATAGGTTCGTCTACGTAATTCACTACTGCTAAAGTGATGATCTCTACGATTAAAATATATTTCAATACCTCTACCAGCACAGATATCTTTTGCCGTGAATTGTTTTTCTTTATATTCATCACCAATGATTCTAACTGATATTGGAAATGAACGAAAGATTTCTTCTAAGTCACTCTCGTATGTGTATGGTATAATCTGATCAACATATGTAACTGCTTTAAGTTGAATATACCTTTCAACTATACTTTGAATAGGTTTATTTTTTTCTTTCCGATCTATAGATGGATCAGTTTGTAAACCTACAATTAAAAAGTCACATTGAGTCTTTGCTTCTTCTAACATCAATATGTGACCAGCATGGAGTAAATCAAATGCACTACATGTAAATCCAACTCTCATAATAATCTCCTTAAATATCAGGTAGCTCTTTCACATCTAATTCAATAAAATTTTCAATACCTTTAATCTTTACTTTCTTTTTATTCTTTTTAGTTTCTTCAAAAGTATGAATAAATTCTGATATGTTATCATACATCTGAAACTGTTGCATATGCCCATTCTCATCTTCAAACATTTCACCTTCATCTAATAAACCAAACTGTTCTGTTGCTTTGTATTTTACATATAATTGTTTTTTCTCTTTGGCAATTCTTCGTAGAAATGCAAAGTAAATAATCTGTGTAAAATAAGCAAATGGATTAGATGATTTGGCAGGATCAAAGTTTCTGAAATACATTATACAGTTTTCAATTCCATCTGCAATCATTTCATCTCTGAATGAATAGGAACCAAAGTTTGGTTTTCTGGATAGATGTTCTGCAATTTTAATAAAACATTCACCAATATAGTTTGGTACTATAGGGTCTGGTTTATTATTCTTTTTAGCATCAGCACACTTCTCAGTGTATTCGTTTAATGCTTTTAAAAAATCTGGATTGTTGATGTAGTGTGCTTTTTTCTTACTCATAATGTTTACCTCAGTTTGTGCTTGACAGGTTATTCAATCGTTGTTATAATGGTGGTGTCTTCCGTTAATGTAATATTCTCTTCTTATTACTTAATACTTCTTTAATCGTTTCAATACTCTCTACATACTCTGAGAACTCTTCTTCTGAAACATCCTCTTCTTCATCATCTGCATTTAAACAATTCTCAATGTGATCAGATTCTTCAATAACACATTCATTCAAATCAATCACTGCTTTATTATAATAATTAATAAGAGATTCTTTAGGTTCAAATACAGTTAATACATCAGTAGAATATACTGAAGCAATATTATGTTGAACAATCTCTACAGGTAACCAAGGTACCATCATCATTACTGATTTACCAGTAATTTGTCTTTTGAATAATACTGTCATAGGATTGTTAAGAATAACAGTACCTTCTTCTTTATCTTCTATCATAGATGCAATTATATCTTCACCTGACTGCATCCTTATTATTTTTATATTATCCATTTTTCATCTCTATGTTATAAAACTTATAATTAAACTTTTC